TAATTTACTTAAATTTAATTGCAATTCAGCTACTTGCGATGCGGTGAACATTGTTGTAGAACCTAACTCTTTGGCTATTTTAGTAAGAGATTGGAACTCCTTTTCAGTCGCTCCCGAAATTGCCTTGACTTTCAGCATAGATTGTTCGAAGTCAGCAAAAACCTTAGTAGCTAAACCGCCTAAAATTACAATAGGTACAGAAATAGTATTCGTTAATTCTTTGCCCATCCGATCAAGATTTCGCATTGATCGGTACATCTTGCTTTCAGCATTCTTTAGCCCCTTCTCGAACTTAGTAAGGTCTAAACCTAAGTAACTGCGTATTTCATTAGTCTTAGCCATTGGTTGACATTCTTACAAGTTCTTCAGGCAATATCACCTTTTTGCTTTTACTCGCTGCTTTTGAAATTAATTCAGTCGCTTGTAACTTAGTATAGTTCATTTCGATTAGCATCTGAATAGCCTTATATTCATTATTTGCCCGTTCGTCAAGTCGCTTATTACCTTCTTCTATCCGCAATTTCTCCTCTTCACTTAACTCTTCAATGGTTATTTTGTTACGTTCCCATGCAAATTTGACATTCTTTACATCTGTCATACTTGACATTTGGAAGCGTGCGACATGATACTGCTCTTTATATTGCTTTTCCATTTCCAAGAAATAGACCTTTAGAACCGCCGTTACTTCCCATAATTCAGCATCATAGAAATCAATTAACGACATTCCCGCACGGACGCAATAAGCGAGCATTTGGGGGAAACTTAGACTGTCTCCCCCGTGTCGTTTTTTTCATCAATCCCCATCGCTAAACTGTACCTTTCAATACTTAGCTGCATCTGCTCAAAGCATAAGCCGAAAGCGTCCATATCATCACTAATATCCATTCCGAAGTCTTCTAAAGTCAGCTTAAACGGTTGTGCTACTTTTCGCTGCCCCGCCTTAAATGACTCGTAAAAGATTTCTACTAAATCTAAATGCCCCATGTTACCTAGTAACTGATCTGGATTGTTCAATTGTTTCTTTTGCAACATCTTACTGATTACAAACATGTTACATCTGAAATTATACTCTTTCTCATTCAATTTGATTTCTACCATTATGCTACGTCATCTTTAGTAAATGCTCCTGTGAATTGAAATTGACATGTCCATGTCGCCGCCTGTTGGTTTCCGCTAGAATTAACTTGTAAAGATGTTAAAATAGCATTTCCGCTAAAAAACTCTTCACCTGTTACTTCCGTAGATAATTTCATAACAACAACCGCAGTGCCATCATAAGCAGCATAGAGTGCATCAAGATCGCCTTCTAAATAAAGTCCACCCGTTGAACCCGTTCCTGACTTTAACCCCGACATGTATTCTGCATTCGTTCCGCTGTCTTTTGTCGTAATATCAACCGCTTCTTTATTGAATGTAATTTCAGCGTCAATTGCGCCCGCTATGACCGTACCAGCCTGGTAGAACCTAAGCGTAGTTGTATTCCTTGGATTTGGCATTGTTCTATATTTTTATGGTTAAAAGTTATTAATCTTCTGAATTTTCAGCAATCATTTTAGACTCCTTTTCGATAAACTTATTCTCGCCTGTTGCCCTTGCAATTTTGCGCTTAATCAAGTCTTTCGCTAGGTCATTTGTCACTAAAGTAACATCCCCTTTTTTGCTGTAATTATGGTTTTTCAAAAATTCGACTTCCATACTATTTTATTTATGTGTGATATACGTTAAATTCAATTCTACTGATATGTGCTTCAATCTTTTCCTCGTAGTCACGTTCCACGTTATGAACTCTTATCTCTCTTATTATTGTTCCCGTATGTCCATTCAAACCAACTTTTACCGCTTCTTGCAAATCTGTTACGACTTTGAAAGCACTATCTCCAGCTATCGTATCACGGCTGTATATGTCCATTTGGAACCTCGCTAATCCTCCAAGTGACGTATCTTTAGTTTGCTCGAAATCATTATACATTAATAAGTAACGAGCGCAAGGATAAGTAGCACTTAATGGCAATATAGAAGGATAGACCTTGTAAGGGCTTAGCAAAGTATTTAGCAATATGTATAATTCTGCTTCCATTCTAATTAAACCCGTTTCGTCTTAAATTACCTTTTAATCTACGTTGTACTAATTGCTTCAATCTGTTTAAACTTTTTTGCGCTCCTGCGTTGACTCCTTTACGAAAATAACCCACTCCCGCAATTCCGTTACTTGTTCCATTTTCTATCATATGTGCATAATATGCATCTACCCTATCACCTCTGAAAATTCCATCCGATTTACCTTTATGTAGTTTGACACCAAAATAAACTCGTCTTAAATTCCATGTTCTTTTCTTATTAGCTTTATTTAAGTGATCAAGTAATTGTATTGATCTTCTCAAGTTACCAGGATAATAAATCGCTATTGGTTTATCTTGCTTTTGCCCTCTTTTACTTAGTTTGCTACTAGACTTACTTACGTATCGCTTTACAGGCTTATTTCCAACAGGTGTGCGCATCTTTATGCTGTCTATTGTTGGTTGTGTCGCTTTCTCTAATAGGTCTTTATACTCCTCTTGTGTAACGCTTTTCTGAATACCTTTGATAAACTTCTCTATATCTTGGCTTGTCCGTCTATCCATAACTAAGACAATTTAATGCTATAAATCTTCTGCGTCCTAATTCTCTATACCCTTCAATATCATAGGTTCTGCCTTCGTGTATTAGCTGGTTTAAGGTCGTTATTCCCGCAGTGTAGCGTATTACTACCTCAATACGGTAATTTGCCCTTATATCACCGCTTGTTACGTCCTCTTTGTCTCTCAACCACTTTACACTCGCCCAATGATCAGCATTTGTATAGCTTTCTATACTTGCGCCAAATTCATCATATGATGTGGCAATAGATACAATTTGGACAACTCTATCCAAGCTGCCTATATCAATAATGTGATTAAGGCGGCTCATATTAGTATTTCTTTAGTCTGTAATTATTCAAAGCCAATTGACTAGCCTTTCTGATTGTGCTTTTGTACTCATGATCTTCTCGATTTTCGTACATTTCGCCAATCATTAAAAACATCGCATTTATAATAGGTTTCGGGACTTCACCATTCGCATAACCTGATTGATACGTCACCTTTACCGGATATATTTTATCAAGCCAGATAGTCGGTAATGTTGCATTCCCTACTTTATGTATTTCATTTTTTGATTTAGCATTATCGTATATTTCATAATACGTCGCTACTATTAAAGTCTGTTCACTTTCGCTTTCGTCAAAGTATTTGATTGATGTAATTGAATTAACCGGATAGCTTGTATCTATTCGATTATAAAAGCATTCAAATACTTCTTCTACTTCGCACAATTGTAATTTCCTCCAAAGGTATTCCTCTACGATCTGTTGAGCTGCGTCTATGTATATCTGTATTAACGTATCTTCGGAGTCACCCGAAACACGAAGATGTTCTTTTGCCGTTTCTAGCGTTAATGGAACTGCACCTGATATACTAACGATTTTCGACATTCTTTAAATTCTTTTTGCGGTTCGTCTTTGGTTCAATTACTTCAATTGCAAATCCTATCTTGACATAGTACTTTGCTAATTTATCATCTAATTCGATCTCTTGACCTTTTCGGTAAATTGGATCACTTATGATGTTTTGTAAAAATCTAATTTTCATAATCTAAGTTTAAAAAAAGGCGGTTGTTAATCTTATAAAACAACCGCCTTTCATTATGTAGTTTTCTACGATGCTGCTAATGTCAACGCCTTAATCGCTGCTGCGTCCATTAATTCACCGTCTGCTCGGCAAAACAGAAAATAAGCTACCACTAGTTCGTCCGCATATCTTTCGAATAGTGGCTTTAATGTAAAGTCTTTACTCATTCGTACAATGTACTTAGAGAAATCACCGAATAAAACAACGTCAGAAGCTACACCGCTACCGATGTGATCCATATCGTTATTTACCCAATACTTGTAACCGTTCAATGTGTCAGGCTCTCCATCTCTAAGTGATGGCTGCCATAGTGGTCTACTGTCAGCAGAACCAACTTCTAGTTTAGCAATACTCTTCAATGTAAGGTCATTTAACATGAACCCTGCATTAGGCATTCCTCTGTATGATCTATCAACTGAAAAGATTAAATCAAGCAATTCAGTTGCTACGATTGCGTTAGTCGCTGCTGCTGTTGCTCCTGTTACCGCGGCATTAGCGATACCGTTTGGCTTACTTGAACCGTCACCAGTTGTTAACTCTTCATTCAAAATACGTCCGAGTCTTTCGGCTGCAACTGAATTAGTTTCTGTCGGGATGTCAAATGCGAAATCTTGCGCCAAAGCGTAAGACCATTTGATAATGTCAGAAGTATAGATGTACGCATTAAGTACTTTTGTACCATAAGTAATATCTAGAACAGCTTGTGCCACACCTTCACCAATTCGCTTTCCTTTTACAGCAGTTTGGTTTGATGTTGGATAAGGTAATGGATTACCCGAATTTGTTCTGATAATTTTACAGGCTTCTAAAACACCGCTATACTGTGCCATAGATCGAATAATTTCATCGCCGAATCCTTCAGGAACCGCATAACCACCCAAAGCGTCAGTAGTTGTGATTTGCGTCGCTGTACCTCTGCTTTCAATCAATGATCTTTCCTCTCTTGTGAGTTGATTATCACCATATCGAAGCATCTTTGTAAATGCTGCCGTTCTTGCTTCTTTCGATGCTTTAGGCTTTACATCTAATTTCGCTTCAAAGTCGTTAGCCGCTTCGTCTTTTGCTCTTGCTTCAAATTTAGACTGTCTGTCTATTTCTGAAATCAAAGCATCCATACGAGCATCTAGCTTGTCATATTGCGTTAATTCATCTGCTTTTAACTCCCTTGCTTCACTTTTTGCTCGGTTGTTTAAGTCTGTCATTTGAGCGAAGATGTCCTTTTTCTCCGCATATAATTCAATCTTGTTTTTCATGCGCTTGCGTTATTTAATGTTTACGAATTAAAGACAATCTTCTGTCTCTGTTTATTATGAATACCTTCTCTTCAGTTGGTTTTTCGTCTTTCTTTATTGCGTCGTGACTTCTCTTCGCTACAGTTGTATCTGGATCAGCTGGATAAGTGACGGGAGACACGTCATAAAGTTGTTTGTATCGCTTTATGCTTCTCACTTCCTTACCGTCCTCCCTTGTAGACCAATCATCTTCGTCAATAGTAAATGCGTAGCTACTTTGGTCTATATCACCGCTTTTAATAGCGTCTGCAATGTCGCGGGCATATGTTCGGTTTGGTGTCTCATACCGATAGCATAAATTACCGCTATCATCTAAAAACAATTCCCCTGTTCCGCTTTTTGTCCGTGCTAGTATTAGATTTGGGTCATGGTTTACTAAGAATCTAACATCATCTTGCAAACGTCCATCAAATGCACCTCTTTCAATGCGTTCGATAAACCAGCCCATATCATTATCCTTATCCACGAGTGCGGCAATTCCTTCAATTATGTAACCCGTTTCTGTTTCCCTAACTTCAACATGGTTATCTAGCGTATATCTTGTTTCTTTTTTCATTATGCTGCAGTTGTGTTTTTGTCTTCACTCTTTAATGTTTCCTTTTCACGGTTCATTAAGTTTACAGGTGTGAAATATGCTTCACTCGATTCTGTCCCGATCTTGCTTTCTTTTAAAATAGCTCGTATGTCATCAGAAGAGTAAACGCCGATGTTGAACATCTTGCTTAGATATTCTGCCCTCGCTTGTGAATCACCTCTTAATAATGATTCCATGTTAAATTCAAAGTATTGCTTACTTTGATCTTTTGATAAAATTAGTTTACTATTATCTTCTACTTCAAACCTCTTGGCCCACGGTCGTAAACAGTATTTTACATATTCTAAACCCTGATGTTCTATGTTGTTATTCGTAGAATTTGCCATCTGCTGGATCATATGTAATGGAACTCTAAATGGCCTCGCTATTTCTTCAATGCCGAAGGTTCTAGTCTTTAGTATGTCAGCATCGACAGGACTTAATGAAATAGGTTGATATTTAACACCACCTTCAAGTAATGCTGTTTTTTGTGCGTCCCGTCCTTCATGCTTTTCTCTCCAGGAGTTGATAAGTCTATGATAAGCTTCATCAGGCAATACCCCGTCCGCACTTAATACACCAGACAATCTAGCCCCACCATCGTAAAATTCTTGACTGAACTCTTGTGCGCTTATATTTTCGCCTATTGTATTCCGAAGTATAGATATTGGGGAAAGTCCTAATACACCATCGCTAGACAATCCTTTATAGTGGAGCATCTCATAAGCCATAAGCGGCAACCTTTCGCCTGCGATGTGATAAAATAGCTGCTTACGTCCATTTACTCGAACTACTTCAACTTGTACCTTATCATTTTCGATCTGCTCTAATTCCGCTGCTCTACCTCGATTATCCC